CAATATTTACTATAACAGACCTCTTTATTTCACTTAACATTTTTCTTAACGCTTTTATCATTACATCTCCTTTAATAGCTATAAAAAAAGGAGAGCCTGAGCTCTCCCTTGGGATTGAGGATAAAGAAGTGCTATGAGCTCTTCTTTACTATCGGAGATTGTAATTTGTACTTATCTACAAATTCAATTATTGAGGACATTGTCTCTGAAAGTTTACTTTTTGAGCTTGATAGCTCTAATACTTTAGCTGTAAGCTTTTTATTTTCTTCTATAAGCTTTTTATTCTTTTCTTTAATAACATCATTTTTCACTTTAAGCTTTTCAACCTCTAGCTCTAAATCTGTTACTTTTTCTGTTTTATTTGGAAATATATCCATTTATACTCCTATGATTAATCAAAAAAAAAGGAGAACCTGAGTTCTCCTGAAAGCTATTTAACTTTTCTTGTAGTCAATCTTAAATTGTATACCTCTGCTACACCTTGCTCTACCATTCTTAGACCATTTAAATATATCTCGTGATATATACCATTTTTAGGTCTTTTTCTAACGATTCTATGACTACCTTCTTTTTGATAACCAATAATATCATATTTTCTCATGGAACTCCTTTTTTAATATTGTGGGAACTTGTGCAGGATTAGATTATCACCTGCAAGATACCGCTCTTATTTGTGCGACTAAACACTACATTATCTTTCCCAGAAACATGTCTTTCTACACTTATAGGTGCTTGCAACACTCTACATCGTGCAAGTCTATCACAGACACTGGAAAATGTATACTACCATAGAGGATGGATTATAGTATACTTAATAACGGTAAAAGACTAATCGTCTCTATTTATAGTTTTTCTCGGGATCTACTAACAACGCTGATTAATGCTTCACTCCACCATTTGGCTTTGTGCGACTACAACGCCTGTTGCTATACCTGCATGCTATCTTCTTACACTACTTTACACAGGTTTACAAGTTCTATATGCTTAATAGCTGATATCTAAACTATTTAACATATTGCTCCACAATAAATTAAAAACTTTTGTGACCTAAATAAGGGAGAAACTGTACTATACTTTATGAATGTACTAAAAAAGAGGAGAACCTGGGTTCTCCTCTGTAGGATGCTACTTAGATGATAAAACGCTCAAATCAAATGTATTATTGAGCTTGTTTCTATAAACTCTCCAAGATTCACCACTCTTTGATTCCCTAACATCTCCTCTAAACTGAAGATGATTCGCAATAGCTTGAGCTTTCTGTTCTGAAATCTCCTGCGTATTACCATCTGAATCTTCGAATGTCTTACGAATTGTAAAGTAATCACAATCTGTAGGAGCTGAATTAGGTTCTGAACTATATAAAGGCTTATCCCAAGATTTGTCTGAGAATTGACCTTCTGTAGTTTTCCAATAAGAAATAGGTATCATAATGAATACCTCCTATGTTAGTTATAGATTAATTACTAAAAATAAAGGAGTAAAAGCTTGTAGTTCTCAGGCTTTAGTGAAAGTAGGCTCTATTGTGAGCAATAATAAGGGGGTTAAAAATAAAGGAGATTACTCTCCTTTATCTGTTTTGAATTTTACATCTCTGAAGTGTGCTTTTGTATCTATATAAATATCCTCTTCAATGTTATCAATCTTTTCCTCAATCTTTTTTATTCTATCTAATATTTGATTTATAAGAAAATATGCTGTATCTATTCTTTCCTCTTGTGAGCTCATTTTGCCTCCTTTTAATTGAACTAAAAAAAAGGGAGACTAAGCTCCCTAATTTGTTTAATGTTCTCTCATACCTGCTAATACTTGCATTTTATTACATACTTGAAATGCTTTATCCTCAGAATGAGTTTCTAAATATACTGTTCCCTTACTACCGACTACTCTATACTTAGTATGATATTCAGGGAATGTTGTTGTTTCATTAACCGATTTAACTTGTATAATATGATACATTACCATCTCCATTTTGTTATACATAAAGGAGAGAAAAGAATAGGATTTACCTACTCTTTGCCCTTTTGTGAAATACTGCTACGCATATAGCAAAAATAGCTATATATATCATCAGACCTAAATAAACGAACAATATGTATTGCATATTTTTTCCTTATTTATCTATATATAAAGGAGAAAAGAAGGCTTTTACACCTTCTTCTCTTTTGGTAGCATACTCTCTAAGTATTTATCATACTCTTCTTGTAGCATCTGTTCTATATCGAAATCTAGCTCTCTATCTGCTCCTGTTTCTGCCCACTTTATCTCTAACTCATCAATATTATCCTCACACCATTTAATAAATCGTCTCTCTTCTAGTTCTCGCATAAACTCACTGATTCCTACGCTGATATGTTCCATTATACCTCCATTTATTTATACATTAAGGAGAAAAAGAGAGCTATTACGCCCTCTTCTCTAGTTTAATGGACAATTTTGGTACCTTAAGCAATAGTTTACGATACCAAGGTATGTTTGCCTTAGCTCTGGATAACTTATACCTTAAATTAGCTATTTCATCACAAAGCTCATTTATCTTATCGTCTTTAGTATACAATTCCTTGGTTAAGTCATCATTTACTTTAGATAAAGAGCAAAGTAAACTATTAGCTATGCTTAAGTTATCTTCAGGACTAAAAACATATGGCTTATCCATATCACATATTCTTACATCTTGATAGTGTTTATTATTCATTTGTTACCTCACTTGTTATTGAAATTTACTATACATTTAGGAGAAAAAGAAGGCTATTACGCCCTCTTTCTCTTTAAAGTATCTTTCATATCATTAATATCCATTTTCATACTTTGTTCTAAATGCCTTACTATTAAATCTAAAGCTTCATCTCTTTTGTGAAGCTCAGAACCATAGTATTGCATTAATACATTATGTACAATAGTTCTTATGTAAGATGTACTAAATACAACAGGATTACTTAGATTATCTATAATCGCTTTCATTATTTCTTTATCATTCATAACAACTCCTATTTATTTATACATTTAGGAGAAAAAAAGAGGTAGGTTTACACCTCTTTCGTTATCACAAGGATAACCTCCTATGGTCGCTCTTGTTTTGTTATTATCAACCAACTAATACTTGTGTCACCACTACAAGCGTTACTCTGTTGGAATCACGAACTATACAAGTCGTCACCTGTATAGAAAATACTATCTTCAGAGTCCGATAGTATTATGGAATGTACGCAAGCATACAATCCATCTGTCTATACATAAAGGAGTATATGCTACTAACTAATAGTATGGATTTATGAATAATGTGTGTGTATATAGTATGATGTGTGGACAGTAGAGTCAATACTCTTTGCTCATCTCTGCAGAGGGCAGTCCGTCAGGACTGGGGACTGCGAGCTATGAGCGGGGTGGGATTCTTCTGTCCTCTCGACTGGACTCGATGTCCAGGAGGGAGGACTTTGAATCAAATCGTTTGAACTCAACGGATTAAAGACCCGCCAACCCGATTCAACGGGGGGTAGGGTCTTAATCTACCTCTCTCATACAATCTACAAATATTTTTCAGAATTAATTTGGAATCAGGTATGCTGTAATATTATACTTATAGTATGCCAAAGTCCAAATTTGATATATTTAATCTACTTACAGGAAACTTCGAAGAAGAGGATGTAGATCCAGAGGAGTTTGTGAAGAGTATAACTAAAGCTTTGGTAAAAGAATCAGCCAAGTTGACCAGTTTGTATGAAGCTGAAAAAGAGATAGTATCAAATATCTTGGATAAAGCTTCAATAATTGAAGATAATAAAGATAGGAGTACGGATTAGTACTAGTACTATATGTAGAAGGTATAAATATAAGAACTATATACTTTGTACAGTAGGTAGTACTACATATAGTACATACTGAACTAGGAGGTAAGAAGGCTGATGATTAAGATTATACTATTCGGTATGATTGTAATCATCGGTGAGTCTTATAAATTATATGAAAGAGTTATTGTTAAGTACAGTTGCCCCCTTATTTGTAATATTAATCATATACATGAGTATCAAGTGGGTGTAAAAACATTAACAGATGGTTTAAAGACATGTTCTAAGTGTGGGTTATCTCACACATTAGAGTCATTCCAGAAGATAAAGAATACCTATCTGTCATGGTGTAAGGATTGCAGGACTGCTAAAGAGAAAGAAAAGTGGGCTGCAAAGAAAATGTTCGGTGGATAAGCTTGTTAGGACCATAAATGGGATGAAGAGAACCTACTTTGTCTATAAGCAAGCAGAAGCTGATAATGAGGGATTAGACTACGAACATTGGAAAGAAGCATCACCTGGTCAGTATGCACTAACAGATGATGGATATGTGGGTAGTTGTATCAGTAGGAAGGATTATACTGATAAACAGGGAAGGTCAAAGACCTTTGTAAAGCTATGTTGTGGAGTAGGATGGGCTAATAACAAGGCAAAGATACTATATGAACCTAATAAAGAGTTTGGATTGTATAGCCAAGTTAAGCCAGACTACTGGATTCGTAGAGAAATAAGAACAACTCGCTTTAAGAACGCTGTGACAGCGTATATTGAGCAGTTATTAAGCTCAAAAGCAATAGACTGGACTGTTATTGGTAATATATACAGGCCAGAACAACGGATTCCAGAGGCAACCGTTAGAAGATTATTCAAACAACAAGAGGTAAAAGAGGTGATTGAAGAAAAATTAAAAAAAGTTCTACAAGAAAAGGGTATAACTCAAGATATGGTGCTAGATTTGCATCTTGAAGCTATTAATGTAGCTAGAGATAAGAAAGACCCTTCAAATATGCTACGAGCTACAGAGAATCTTATGGATCTGTTGGAAATGAAGCCAGGAAAGAAGGTTATTACAGAATCTGTAGAATTTGGACTATCTTCAAATATTACGGAGCAGATTGAATCAGAAGAAAAGAAATTAAAGCTATCTCAAAAAACAGAAGAACCAATAAAGAATGAGTCAACAGACAGCAGAGAAGAATAAAGCTCTAGAAAAATTAAAGGATAACATGATATTGTTTGGGAAAGTAGTGGTTCCCAATATGTTTTCCTCTGATTCTCCCGAATTCCATTATGATGTCACAAAACATCTAATGAATAAGTCTTTAAAGCAAATCAATATAATTGCACCTAGGGGACATGCTAAGTCATCTATTGTTGGTGGTATATTCCCATTATGGCATATTATGTTTGAAAAGGGACCAAAGCTAATTGTGTTAATATCAAGAACGCAGGACCATGCTGTCAAACTGTTAGGTACAATAAAAGATATATTGGACTATTCTACTAACTTTAGGCAGTTATTTGGTTATTGGGGAATGAATTCAGCTAGGTCTTGGGCTAAATCTGAGGTAGAATTAAAAGACGGAACGATGATAATATGTAAAGGTACAGGCCAACAGCTTAGAGGAATAAAGCATGGGAACCAAAGACCTACATTAATTATACTAGATGACCCAGAAGATGAGAATAATACAAAAACAGCTGAAGCGATGGAAAGTAATCTAAGATGGTTACTGCAATCAGCTATACCAAGTCTAGACCCAAACAAGGGTAGGATTGCTATTATTGGAACACCTATACATCAAAGATGTATTGTTGAAACATTAAAAGAAATGAGTGGATGGAAAAATTTACTATACAAGCCAGATTTAGATAATAATGTAGCACTATGGGAATCTTGGCATCCGATATCAAAATTAAAGCAAAAGAAGAGAGAATTAGAATCAATTAACAGAGTTTCTGTATTTTATAGAGAATACATGTGTGAAGTAGTTGGTGATGAAGACCAGCTATTTAAAGAAGAATATATTAATTATTATGATGGTAAGCTCATTCATGATAGTTCAGGAAATTCATTTTTAAAAATATCATATATCAACCACTCTGATACTAATGAAGAACGACCCGTAAATGTCTTCATGGGAGTTGATCCAGCGTCCTCAACAAGACAAACCGCCGACTATTCAACAATCGTGCCAGTTGCAATAGATACCGAAGGAAATCGTTTTGTGCTGTCCTATTACCGAAAACGGGCAACTCCCATGGCATTAGCAGAAGCTATACTGGAATATTTTAAGATATATAAACCTGAGAAAGTTCGAATAGAATCAGTTGGATATCAGGAAATGCTACGAGAATATGTTAAAGTTAGATGTGAAGAACAGAATATGTTTATTCCAGGTCTTGAAATAAAAGAAAATCCAAGAACATCTAAATCTATCAGACTTGAAACAATGGAACCCTACTTTGCTCAGAACAAATTCTACATGAGAAAAGATATGCGAGAGTTAAAAGATGAACTGTTATTATACCCAAGAGGTAAACATGATGACCTACTAGATGGACTATACTATGCGACTAAGAAGATATACCAACCATTTCACAAAAAACAAGATAAAGATGAGGCTTCTACAAAAAATTCAAGTAAAAAGCAAGATAATTCTTGGCTAACTGCCTGATTTTACTTATATTTATCCTAATTTATTTGAAGTAAAACTTTAAAGATAGGAATCAAGCCAGCCTATGCCAGAAAAAGATCCGATGGTCCAAATGACCACAGACCTACTTCAAGAGTATGCATCTGCACGCTCTGAGTGGGCAAAACAATCTACCGAAGACAATGAATTTAGAAATGGACTGCAATGGAAATCAGAGCAAGTTACTACTCTTAGAGAACGAGCTCAAGAACCAGTTGTTGTAAATGTAGTACATTCAGCAGTTGAGCAAGCAAAAGCAATGCTCACAACTAATAAACCAAGATTTCAATCTACTGGAAGAGAGACAAGTGATGCTAGAACGGGGAGAGTATTCTCAGATATTATGGCTTGGATATGGGACAATTCGAATGGAAATACAGTATTAAAGCAAGTTGTTGATGATTATTATGTAAAAGGAATGGGTGTAATGTATACATATTACGACCCTAATGCTGACCTTGGTAAAGGTGATGTTGTATTAAAATCGATTAATCCTCATGATTTATATATAGACCCAGCGTCTAAAGACCCATTCTGTAGTGATGCTGCTCATTTGATCATTGCTAAAAAACATATGAAGTCACAACTTCTCCTCGAGTACCCTGATTATGCAGAAATCATTGAATCAGCAGTTCAAACAAGTTATATCTCTCCCGAAACCACGACTCGATTTGGGCTGTACGATGAGCAGACCACTACAACAGTAGGAAACGATAGACGACTAGCAGATGATGATATAGAATTAGAAGTTATTGAAAGATATACAAAAATAAAAATGCCATATATAAGAGCATTTGATCCGACAGCTAATCAAGAAGAGATTATGACGGAAGAAGAGTTTAAGGTATATATACAGCAACCAGCATTTATAGTAACTACACCTAAAGAGAAAAAGATAATTACAGATAGAGGTGAGGTGGTAAACTATATGAATCTATATGAAGAGACTGATGGTATATATCACATGGTTCCAAACCCTACAACGGGTCAACCAATGATGCAGCCAGGAGATGTTAGTCCTAATATGATACCTGATTCTACTCATGTTTTAGAAAAAACAAACTTTGAGCAGTTAATAAAAGAAGAAATTATTATTGTAAATAACATTATAGTAGATAGAGTTGAATGTTGTGTATCTGTAGGTGACCATAAGCTATATAGTGTTGTTTATCCAATAGAGCATTATCCTATTATTACTATAATGAATAGGCATAATAGAAATCCATATCCATTATCAGATGTAAGATTGGTAAAAGGATTGCAAGAGTATATAAACAAGATAAGAAGTCTAATAGTAGCCCATGCTTCTTCTTCAACAAATGTTAAATTATTAATACCTAGAGGTTCAATGAATAAGAGAGAGCTTGAATCTGAATGGGCTAGAGCTGGCACAGCTGTAATCGAATATGACCCTGAACTTGGACAGCCAATAGTGGCAGGTCCTGTTCCATTGCCAAATGAATTATATAAGAATGAAGCTGATGCTAAAGCAGATATTGAAAGAATTTTAGGAATTTATGCTTTAATGCAAGGAGATCAAGGCTCTGCACCACAAACTTACAAAGGTACAGTTGCGATGGATGAGTTTGGTCAAAGAAGAATTAAGTCAAAGAAAGATGATATTGAAGCTGGATTAAATCAAGTAGCTAAAGTTGTAGTTCAATTAATACAAGCGTACTACACAAGTGATAAAGTGATACGATTAATGCAGCCAAATGCTCTTCCAAAAGAAATTAGAATAAATCAAGATATATATGACCCAGTTACTAATGCTTTTATTGAAAGGCTATATGATGTAACTGTAGGAAAATATGATGTAATTGTTGTATCTGGTTCAACTCTACCATCAAATAGATGGGGAAGGTTTGAATACTATATGGAGCTATATCGAAATGGTATAGTAGACCAAGTTGAAGTATTGAAGCAAACTGATGTAGCTGATATGGAAGGTGTTCTTGAGAGAGCTGACCAGAGAAATCAAATGTCAAGCCAGATACAAACATTAACACAAGAGCTAAAACGAATTAAAGGTGATTTACAGACTGCTCAAAGAGAATCTGTACATGACCGTAAGCGTGTTGAGCTAAAAGAATTTGAGAAAAAATTAGCTAAAGCCGAAGCTAAAATCGAGATGGCCTCTCAGTTATATAAGAGCAGAAGTGGTGATGAGCTCTCTAAATTGAAAGAAGCTGTTCGAGAAGTTCAAAAAGGCGAAAAAGAAAAAGGAATCGTACCGATTCCATAATGTTGTTGCTGACTTAGTCCAAACAACGAAAGGAAGTAATCGTGAATAACGAAATAATACAAACTCGTGATGCTGCGGATTTTCCACAAGCTGATGTTGGTGTTCCAGAAGGAACTCCTTCAGTTCAAGCTGATAGTGGACAAGAAGGAAACCTGTTCCCTCTTGGTGGAAATGAAACAATTACGAATGAAGGGTTACCGACAAATCAAACTGCACCTATTGAAACAGAAGCCCCTGTACAAGCTCAAGAGCCTGTACAAACTGAAGTTCCACTAAAGGAAGATCCTAGTCGTATGCAATACTGGCAATCCCAGGCAGACATGGCTAAAAATGATAACTACAAGCTCCAAGAGGAGATTAACTATTACAAGAACACTTTGGGTCCTATTGCGAATGTTATTGAAAACAATCCACAAGTACTTGATAATATAGAGTCATTAAATAATGGAAACCCCCAGGTACAGCAAACAGGTCCTGCTGTTCCAGGAAATTCATTAGAACCGCCAGCTAAACCAGAGAAGCCACATTCTTACAACGAGGTCGATGCGTACAATGACCCTGAGAGCGTTTCTTTTAAATATAGGGTATCACATGATAAATGGCGTGATGATATGTTTAGTCATATGCAAAATGTTGAAAATCATAGACTTGAAGTTCAACAACAGCAAATGAAACAACAACAAAAAATGCAAATGATGAATGGTGCACATACCTATGCTATGAGTCAGCATGGATTTGATGCAAATACTGCAACTGACTTTGTTCGTTGGGCTCAGAATCCAAATAACATTACAATAGATTCATTGATAAGTCTATATAAAGCAAAAAGCGCTCCAACACAATCGCAAGTGCAAGCTCAAAGTAAAGCTAATGCAATGAAAATTCAGCAAGAACGATTGAAGGTCCCTAGACCTACAGTAGTTCAATCTGGACAATCAGCTCCTCCAATAAGTGAGGAAGATGCTTTTAGCAATGCCTTGCTACAAAACGGAAGACGGTAGATTCTTTCGGAAGGAGATAACAAATGGCCGCTAAAAATTTAGCCGCAAGTGGTGTCCTTTATACTGACAGACGAGATTTCTACATCGACCCTCAAGTTGTTAAAGAACTTTGGACTGATGTAGCACCTTTCACGACTGTTATTTCTAATAAAGAAACACGACAAACTAATGACCCTGTATTTAAGATGTTTGAACATCGTAATCCATGGGTAAAACAAAAGTTCGTTAATGCAGGTGAGACTGAAACAATCGCTGCTGATGGAACTGAAAGCAATGCATTGAACATTGATGGTATAGTTGGACTAGACTCAGATGTTACAGATGCATGGGAAGGTTTAGTTTGTGAGATATGGAATTCAGCAGAAACAACTAAACAAGCAATCGTATTAATCACAGACAAAGTAGATGCCGATGAAATTAAAGTTAAAGCTTTATGGACTAATGGTGGTGGTAATTATACTTTGGTTAATGATGATGTTTACCATGTAGTTGGTAATGCACAAGGTGAGGGTGAAACAGCTCCTGAAGCTTGGTCTGATGAGTTAAAAGTTGTTTATAATTCTTGTCAGATTTTCAAAACTCCTCTAGAAGTTACAGGTACATTATTACAAGCTTCACTTAGAGGTGAGTCATCTGAACTTGCTAGATTAAGACTGCAAAAAAACCAAGAACATAAAATGCAAAAAGAAAAAGCATTTTTATTTGGTGCTAGAGTTGGTGGTACTGGTTTAGGTGAGTCTTATGATGGCACTCCAGACGAAACTTTCGCTGATGGTGGAAGAACTGGTGCTGGTGGTGGATTAGTAAGAACTACTTATGGTATAGTTTCTGCTTTAGATTACTATGGTAATACAAGTGGGGATGACCAAAATGTATTTACTGTTGACTCATCATACACATATAGCAACTTTGTAGATGATATGGAAAAAGTATTTCAATATGTTCCAACATCTGGCGTTAAGCGTGCTTTTTGTGGTGCTGGTGCTTTAGGTTACTGGTCAAAAATGGCTGGTTCTGAAGGATTTGCTGGTGGTTCTGGTTGGACAGTTAATCTAAGTGATATGAAAAGAGATACACTTGGATTTAACTATAAAGTTCTAGAAACACCTCATGGCATGTTACAGTTAATACCAACGCCTGCATTAAGAGGTCCTTACAATAAGTATATGATGGCTATAGACGATGAGAACATGTTTCATGCACAATATCGTTCGCCAATGTATCAAACTAATATCAAGACTGATAATGGTTATGATGGTGTTAAAGACCAGTACTTTTCTGATGAAGGAATAGGTATTTCACTAATCGAATCTCACAGTCTGTTTAAAATCACAGCATAAGGGGGGCTAAAAAATGGCTAGACCTTATATTGGTGGTTCAAACGGAAGTGTTGTTGCTGTAGATGGAGCTAAAACCTTAAATAAATCTGATCATGGAAAAACTTTCATGATTACAGATACAGGTTCGGCTGGATATACTATAACACTACCTACACCTGCTAACGCTGGTATTGGATTCAGTTGTAAATTCATTGTGAATTGTGCAGTTGGTTCAACACTAAGCAATAGTGGAGGTGAAGATGTAGTTTTAAATGATGGTCAAACTGATGTAATGGTTGTTAATTATGTTGATGCAGCAGATGCTGGAGCTGTATCAGTTGTTCATGATAGACAAGCAGATACTGTTGGGTTTGACAATACATGTGTAAAAGGTGACTTTATAGACCTTTTTACAGATGGAACTACATGGTTTGCTTTCGGTATTAGTGGTGTTGATGGTGGTATATTAGTAGCAACATAAAAAAACAACTTGAGTGGGGGAGCAATCTCCCACTCATTTTTAAAGGAATACAATGGCTTGGAATTTTAAAGATAGAATTGAAGATTTAAGTGGAATAATACCAACTACTGCAGATGGTTTACAATTTGTAGAGAATGCAGTAGTCGATGTTATTGACAAAACAAAACAATTTCAACCTGCAGACTTACCACTATTTGCACAAGAGATAACTGTAAGTGATAGTGGTACTGCAATAGAGAATGCAACAATATTAGATGTAAAAGTAGGAGCAAAGAATTGTAGGTCAGTTGGTGCTGCACAAAGACTTGCAGTATCTGATTCTACTTCAATAGATTATGCAACTACAACAGACCCAGCTTATTATATATTACATGGCAAACTATTCGTTTATCCTACAGGTGGAGTAAATAGAGCTAATGTTGTAAGACCTGGAGCAGTAAGTAGTTGGAATAGTGATACATCATCTATTGCAAACTTCCCTGATGATAAATATAGATTAGTAGTAATAAATGCTTCTATGCAGAATATACTGCATAAAATAGGAATTTTAGAATTAAATACCATGATTGATAGTGATTGGGGTGATACATTGGATTATGACTTTGATGGAGAAAATATAGATTTCAATACATGGTATCAAACTTTAGGTGATATGATTCAGAAACAAGAAGATGTAGAATTAGCACAGGCTCAAATGAATAAAATATCAACATTCACACAGAGTGATCAACAACAATTACAAAAGCATATAGCTTTATATAACACATTAAAAATGGAATATGAGAGTGCATTCGGCATGAGAAATGCAACTCCACAATAGGAGGTTAGATGGCAGAATTAACAGGACAAACGATAGCTGCAAGTTATGGAAAACTACTAGTTACAGATAGTAATAGTGGTTTATCTGGTACTGCTACAAATATAGAAGATGGTGATGGTACTGGTAGTAAGCTGTATTTAAGCACAACAACTCTTGGAATAGGGTATAATTCGTTTACTCCAGTTGCCGATACTCTATTAAATATAGAGACAGACCAAGAAGAAAATGCAACTTGTAAAACATTAATGATAACAAATACTCATGCTGGAGCAAATGCTGGTCCATTACTTGAATTATATAGAAATAGTGGTAGTCCAGCTGCAGCAGATGTTATGGGTAAGATTGTATTTACTGGTGAAGATGCAGGCAGTGCTAAACATACATACGCATCGATAGCAAGCAGTATAGCAGATCCAACTGCTGGTGGAGAAGATGGTTCATTAACTATTCAATGTACAACAGCTGGTACAGATGCTACAACAGTAGCTACATTTAACTATCTAGGTGCTGGTGGTCTAATACCTGTTGATATGCCAGGAGTAGGAGGATTGGTAGTTGCTCAACATGTATGGCATCCAACAACAAAACAAACATTAGAAAGTACTTCAGATGAGGGATGGGAATATATTCATCATAATCTATACTTAAAATGGGTACAACCTAGCAATCAAGCTATAGAAATAGAAGTAACAATTCCTATAGGGGGTAAAGGTGCTGGCGCTGATGAATTTATTGGATTAGGTTTAGTTGGTGGATTGGCAAGTGCTAATGATGCAAATAGTAAAGCATGGACAGATACTGATACCCATTCACATGAAGATAATGTTTTAGATGCAGCTGATTTTTTCAGCGAAGGAGATGGATCAAATGTACATCGATCTCATGTTAGAATAGCACAAACAGATGAAGCAAATGATAATATCGCTGTTGTTAGGTTTTACTATTATGGTTTAACAGCAGGAGCAGAATATATTGTAAGAGTTGTAGCTGCAGATTTAGAAGAAGATGAAGGATGGTTTGTAACTACAGGTGGAAATGATTCTGTTACATTAGATACGAATCATTCAAATGCTCATTCAAATTTTCCCTCTTGTACTTTAAAGGCTATAACAGTTCCAAATACTACTGTACTAACAACAGCATCTTAAAGATTTATTTAATAAAGGAGTTGTAATGAGTGACCAAAAAAACAATGTAAAAGAAAAGGCTAAAGAAGTTGCCAAT